ACATCAGCAGCGGTGACATCAGCGGTAAAGCTGGCGTCGGCTACGTCTGCATTCACAGAAGCAATTACGATGTCGCCCAAGGCAGCGCCCGGAACTGCGATGTTTACTCCCGTCTCAGCACCGGCAGTCGCTGTAAGCGCAGCTGCACTGTCCTGAAAGGGAATGACATCAAACAGGTCTTGGAACTGTCTGGGTCCTTTGTTACCTACTGTTACTGCCATGATAGTTTCTCCTGAGTAGGGGAAAGGGGACGAGTAAGCCCGTCCCCAATCGGATTACGCAGCCGGAACCATCAATGCGACACCAGCCTCAGGACGCGGAACGCCCAGACCGTAGATCGTATCGACCGTGAACAGGTCAGCCAAGAACTCCTGCTTGTACTGCGACTGCGAACGCGGAGCGAGTTGCTCGGCAACGACCATCGCTTCCTTCTGGAGCAGCAAGCAAGGACGATAGCTTGTGCAGTCAGAGGAATCGACTGTCGGTACGTTCGTAGACACGTAGACAGGAACGCCGTAGATGTCGCCGATGAGGCCATTGCGGATCGTGTTGCTTCCGCCTTGCTCACCAACGAATGCCTGCTCAGTGAACCGAGCAAGACCCATCAGACGCCGCTTTTCAACAGGCGGAACGATCAGGGCACGCATGCGGGCCGGGACGTTCGCGTCGTCAAGCGACTGGATGGCACGCCGGATACCGGCATCGGTAAGTGCGGAACCGTTACCGGAACCAGTACCTACCCATGTGGTAGAGCCGTCGCCGCCAATGACAGCCTTGCTGTAGAACGAACCAGCAGTCGTGCTGCCAGCGCCCAACAGGGAGCCCTTGGCGTGGATAGCGGCATCGAGCGACAAGGCATGTGCATAGCCAGCGTCATCCGTGTAGAATGCGCGCATGCTATCCAAAGCCTGAATCGAGGCGATGTCTTCGATCAAACGAGAGTATTCAAAGTGGCTCTGAACAAGCAGCTGGAATACGCCCGCCGTTTCGACGTTGATGGTGACACCGGTGCCTGCTGCCTTCGCGTTGACAGAACCGCGAGCAGGTTTCGGGATGTTGACGGTATCGCCTTTCTGTCCACTAAAGGGCATGGACTGAATAAGCGGAACCATTACTGTGTTTGCCTTGTACACAGCGATCACTTCGTCCGACCACAACTCTTTGATAAAGTTGGCTGCCGATGTAACGGTAGTCGGATTTGTGACTGTGTCAGGCACGTATAAAGTACTCATAATGAGGTACTCCTTGCGTGGTGGTTAAAAGAACAACGTTAGTTTAGTCACGGACATTGCCACTCGTCAGTGCCATACGGTAGCCTGCGGCGTTATGCTTAACCCAGTCCTCTGCTACGAGGTCGCCCTGACGTGACCGTGTGAGGTTTTGGATATACTCACTACGGCTGTACTTGGGGGCCTCGGCCGGAGCCAAATCGCCAGACGATGACACAAGCTCGGCTTGCTGTATCTCTTGCTCATTGGTGACCTGTGTTAAGCCACGTTCGGCTTTGTATAGACTAAAGAGTGCATCCGCAGCATTGAAGTCGTACTGATTCCCTCGTTGGAACAAGTCCTGACGTGTAGGGTTCTCAGCGACCCAATTCTGAAACTCAGGGGTACTACCGATGGCTTGGTAGTCCTCGTGGCGTCCAGCGAAGCGGTCCAGCTCTGACTGAAGTTTATCAGCCTCGGCTCGCTGCACTAGGGCACGGGCGTCCTGAATTGCAGGATGCGAGTCCACTGCTTTGAGAACAGCGGCATTCGGGTCCTCGTAAAAATCCTCTGTCGTTAGCGGCAAAGAATCCTCTTGAGGCACGGCGTTCGTCACAGGTGTAGGGTTTGCGATGAACTCGTCGATGGTGCGTCGATAGTCTCCAAGCGTTTGTGCTTGTCTTGAATTGAGCTTCTCTAACTCACCGTAACGCTCTTTCCAGTTAACCTCAGGTGTACCGTCTGCTTGCCGGGCCTGCTGCTGCTGTTGAGCGTCTGCGATCTCATCTGCAATCCCGCCTTGCGGGTCTTTTGCCCCTTGGGGCAGGTAATCCTCAAACTTAGCCATAGTCAATGACTCCTCTGTAGTTGTTCCCCTCCACGAAGAGTGGTGTAGGGAAGTGAAGCAGCCCGCCCGAGGAACGGTGTAGGGCTGTTAGCTGTCTCGCCAGTAGCTATGCTCCTGACCAGCTTCTTTGTGGCGCTTCTCCATGCGATCCCCGCTAGTGATGAATGCGCCGGGACATCCGGCATCAGCCATAGCCTCAATAAGAGGACGGGGGGCACCGATCATAACCTGCTTGCTATCGGACCCGCATGTAGGGCAGTCTGCCCGTGCGTGGTCTTTCATGCTCTGCGTCAGCTCGAAGTACCCATGCTCCGCACACTTGTAGTCATACGTCGGCATTGTTCTCTGCCAGCTGCTTGGTGTACTCTCTTAGATTGAACACGAAGAACAGTGCTTCCCGGTACCCTTGATGCTTCTTGAACTCACCCCAGTCTGAGGCGTCGAGTTGGTTCTGCATCGCGGCGGAATGTTCTGCGTCCAGCACCCGCAGGAGAGTGGCCCATTCGGGCTTTCCTGTGAGAGCTAGGATGTCCTCATCTAGCTTTTGGTACTCATTACTCATTTACTTCTCCCCTTTACTTTTCCTCGCTGCTCTCTTTTCGTTAGCGTCGAGTTTGTTCTTCTCTCGGTTGATGGCGTTAGCCTCACGAGTAGTCTTGTCCTTCCTCATGCCGAGCGCCGTGTTGGCGGCTTGGATGTCAACCTTCTCATCTTCGAGTTCGGTCATCTTACGCTGATGAATGATCTCAGCAGCGATCATCTCGATCTCTTTCTTAGTCTTCTCGTTCTCCAGCTTCTGCTCCATGAGAGCTTCCTTGGCCGTCTCGAACTGGATGGCCTCCATCTCCTTCGCCCGTTGCTGTTGCTCGGGGTCCGGCTGGTTCAGCTGGTCGATCTGCTTCAGTATCTCGTCCCGCTTGGGAGAGGCACTGAGCTCAATGATTGCTCTGAGTACGAGGTTGTACTGTGGGCCATCGGGTGGGATGTTGCTTAGGAGGCCGATAAGCTGTGCTTGCTCGAACTCGCGGGCAACGATGCCCATGGTACCACGTACTACGAACTCTACATCAGAGGGATACCGCTGCCGTGCGAACTGCATATAGCGGTGCATGGTCTTGCGGATCAGGGGGTTCAGGAACTGCCGCTCGATGTTCCACATGGTCCTACGCATGCGCTTAAGCGCCGAGGACTGGATCATGCTAATACCACTGGCAGTCTCATTACGACGGTCAGCGTTCAGGGGTGCGTTGGACTCGATGGCCCCCGTACCTACCTGCACCATGCGCTCCATCTCTGAGCTCTGGTTGAACGTGTTCGGGTCGATGTTACCGAGGACTACTGGCTCCAGTACCTCGCTGGGGCGGCCTCTTGTCAGCCACACCTTGCCGGGTCGAACACGCATGTCCGGGTTCCTCGGTAGGCGGGTGATATCCGCTCCCATCATCGGGGACGTCAACAGACCCAGCGCATCCATACGTGCGCGCAGCTCTGCGTCCAAAGCCCGTTGGGCGTTCCAGCCCTTCTCTGCTACACCGCGGCCCCAGAACTTACCGGGGACTACGGAGTGTTGGTATGCAATGATCGGTCGATCCTTCGTGGCAAACGGGTTAACTACGCAGCGGAGGACCTCTAGCTCATTGGCTATGGTGCAGATCACTTCCACGTGGCCGTTGCCTTGGATATCTTCGGGCGTCACCTTGGCAACACCCTTCAGGAGTGCAGCCGGTACAAGCCCATAGTACTCAGTGATGAACACGGAGCCATCACGCTCGTCATACTTGCGGGCACCGTCAGGCGTCTCTTGCCCTGCCGGATTGATGGTCGTAGTGGAGTTGTTGCCTATGATGTTGACGTTGCGGTAGACCTTCTTCTTCTGTTTGCCCCAGATGACATTCCGCGGTACGTTGGTCTCGTGGGCTACGAAGTAGGCGCTCTGGATGTCACGGGCCTGTGAATCAATGACAAACTCCCACGGGGGGATGGCCTCTAGCGTGACTATGGGGCGGAAGTCCTTCTCGACCTTGCCCTTGTTGTAGGAGCGTACCTCACGGCGGGTGATGTTGATTTTGCCGATACCCGTACCGTACAAGCAGCCATTCAGCACGACCTTGGCGATCTGCTCTGGCATACCTGCGATGTTCATGTCTTCTTCCAGACGAGCGTGGACCGCTGCGATGTCGTCCTTCTCTTGGTCCATTACGTCGTCTTGCACGTCAAACCAACGCTCCCGCGAGAAGATAGCATCTTCTATGGTGGCAGCTGTTGATTCGATAGCCGCGGCCAATGCTGGAGCTACCAGCTTGGACCGCTCGCCGTCTCTTGTCTTGTCCGATCCGGTATACAGACCGCGGAAGGTACGTTCGTACTGATCCCATTGCCGCTTGTACAGCCGGTTGCGGACATTGCGGTTCTCCCGCACGATGTACATTATGTGGGCAACTAGACCACCAAGGCCACCGATGGTCTTGTCATTCTTGTTGCTACCACCGATGTTGGCACTTTCCGGCTCTGTGATTTGCACATTTGGCATTAGAATCCTACCTCTTCATCGTGTGGTCGCCAGTCATCGTAGAGACTCACGTCCCACGACACTGACTCATTAGCAAGCTGGTCTATGTATGCAACCGCATCCAGCAGATCGTCATGTGCGAGTTTGTTGGGGAAGTCAACAGCTTGGCTGAGGAACTTGCCTACCCACTTGTCGTCCTCGGCCAGAGCGTCGTCTGGTTCGAGGGTGATCTTGCCTGTCTCTGCTCGGCCCTGTATGGCCCATTTGATACGGTCTTCTTTCTTCTCATTCCGGTGGGTGAGGGGGAAGACGTCGAAATACCCGTACTTCCGCATGAAGTCTCCGAGGTACCCGCCCCGGCCATCCTCGCCACACACTGCGTTCTTTGCCATGCCGCGCTCTATGCCTACCGGGCAGGACCCGTTGTCGCGCCATGCCTTGATGATGCGTAGTGCTGTCTCGCGCACGTCCCACTGACCGTGGTATATACGCTCGATGTGCCACCCATGCTCGTGTACCCGAGCCACCGCGATGGCGTGGTCATCCAGTATGCTCTTGGAGCCCTTCCGGCCCTCGGCGTTGGTGAAGCCTGCGAGGTCCACTGCGATGACGTTGGAGCCTCTGTGGGGGCACGTCTGGACCGGGAACATGCCAGACTTGAAGACCCGGCCACCGGTCGCCTCGAAGGACGCCTCTAGTTCCTGCTTGCGGGCCTCGTCGCTCAGCCCACCTACGATGTTCTCTAGCTCTTCCTTGGTGTAGTATGGGTTGTCGTCTGAACGGAACTGGAAGGCTCTCCAGCTGTCTGACGGCTTCTCGGTCATCGGGTCTACCCCGTTGCTGGCAGCCACCCACATGTCGTAGAAGTGGTTCTTACCTGCCGGGGTACCGATGAAGAGGGCTCCACCTTCGGAAAGCATCAGCGTGGGGCGTATAATGAACTCCCACACGCTTGGCTTCATAAATGCGTATTCATCAAGTACAGCAAAAGACAGACCCACGCCGCGCAAGCTATCAGGGTCATCGGCACCCTTGAAGCGGATGGTACGTCCATTTGTGAGTTTGATCTCCCCTTCGTTCTGTCGTACCGACTTGATAAGTCCTTGGCCCATTGCCATGCAAACTTCCCAGAGGTTCTCACGTGCCTGCTTGAAAGTGGGTCCAACATAGTAGACTACTTCCGGCCCCAAATCAACGACCGTCCCGTCGGAACGCTCTTTGTGGGTATGGCTCGCTGCCTCGAATAGACGGTATGCAGCATAGAAGCTCTTTCCAAAGCGTCTGCCAGCAGCCACAACCTGAAATCGGTGGTCGTCCGCTTCAATGACTGATTGTTTCTCATGGAGATAGATGTCCACGAAAGCCCCTTACTGTGTTGGAAATGTCTCTGTAGGTGGCGTGAAGGCTGTGTTCATGGTGTACCGGACAGCGCCAACTGTATATCGGACATCGTCTATGTAGCCGTTGAGTGGGAAGCCACTGTTGTTGGCTGAGTCTCCCATCTCGAATGGTACTTGCGGGGCACGAAGGGCAGCGACACCGGTGTCTACGTACTTCTTGACGACCCCGTCCACCCATATGCAAATCCACCCGGCCTCATACTGGAGAGCGACATGCTGCCACTGGTCCTGTGTTAATGCGCCAATTGCGGTGCTCTGCGTGTTGGTGGTACCAGCTGATCTGAGCTGGACTATCACCGATAACACGGTGGCTTGACTAAACAATATCCAGTTGCGGTGAGTTGCTAGAGCTGAGTGCCACTGTCCGGCCAACATCCCCGTCTCCGTAACATCAAGGGGATAAACAAACATCTCGTACGTCCATGACTGGGCGTTTACATCGAAGTCACCATGATTAGCAACACCAAGACTACCTCCAGCTGCGTTCGGGCAGATGATCGACGTATCACCAAACTTCTCCTGCGCATTGGTGACTTGGACGGCGGCAGTCCCGTATACGAGGGTGTGTGCGCTGTCAGAGTGGTCTATGGCATCTTGTGCTCCATGCGTGCCTTCTGCGTTGACTCGGAGGATCACATTGGCGTAATCAGCATCACTAGGAGTGGTATCAGCGTTCAGTAGGAGACGATACCGTCTGTTTACCCAGCGACGCTTGGAGCGACCACCAAATGGTTTGATTATGCCTTCAGCCATGGGAACTCCTTGTCGAGCCAGTTGGGATCATCGTCGAGCCACTCAAGCCCCGCAGGGTCATGGTTGTGGCGTCTAGCCCGCTCTAGGTTGTAGTGGTAGTCGAACCCATCAGGTCCGAACTCGTAGTCACGCGGTACGTCAGTAAAGAACTCCGAGAGGTTCTCGGGGGTTACTTGGGGCGCTTCTTCAAAGTCCCCTGTGTAATCGTTGATGATGGCCGGGACCCGGCGTATTCCTGCATTGCTGCACGCTCTAACGCGGCTGCCTCCGAACGTGAGGAAGATTCCCTCAGGGAGACTCCATACAAGAATGGGGTTCCGCACACCGGATTCGACGATGCTGGTTTGGAGGGCGTCTTGGAAGCCCTGCTTACCATGCTTGCTTACTTCTGGTCGCCATGTCCAG